CATTAGCCGATAATGATATGCAAGATATAAAATCAATTATTGAACGCTTTGAAATTACGTATGAAGAAATACAACAAATTCAAACATTAACAAACAAATTATTAACTTCAGAATGACACCCAAGGATAAGGCAAACGAAATAATACAGCGGTATAGCTTCGGGCGCTGGGATGTAATGAATGATGTCGAAAAGCTACACACTATAAATATATGTTTAATGGTTGCCGATGAATTAGGCGATTGCGTTGTATCAGATTTATTAGTACACGATTTGACCGATGAAAAAAGCACTGAGGTAGTGCAATATTATTATGATGTATTAAATGAAATTATAAACTTTAAAAACTTCTAACAATGAAAACGACAGCAGAATTAGACTACAACGGCTACACTATTACAGTAGTAGGCGATTATAACGCACCTGAACGCGGCAGCCGTGACCGATGGGGCGCACCATTAGAACCCGATATTGATGCCTATTTTGATATTATCAGTACGCATATTGGCGATGTAGAATTTTCAGATAATGAAGAATTAGCATTTTTCCTACAAACATCTGAATTATACATTGATGAACTTATGCAAGAAGCGTTACAAGAAGCCTACGAAGCCGAATATGAAGCCTACCAAGAAGCTCAAGCCGAAGCCTATTATGAAAACCTTAGATGCCGCGAATATTATGATTAGAGATGTAATATTATTTATTGTTTTGGCAGCAGCTTGTTATAGTTTAATAGATTGCAGCCGTGACTACAAAGCGCCCGAACAGCCTTTCAACGGTGCTGACACTCTGAAAATCTTTTTTGTTGACGATTCCATCACGGAAATAAAACCTTTGAAAAAATGACAGCAGTAGAATGGTTAAAAGATAAATTACAACAATATATTGATAAAGGAAGTACTATTGATGATTTATTCAACAAAGCCCTCGAAATGGAAAAGCAGCAGCGCAAACAAACTGTTTTAGATATTTTGAATCACGTACTTGGACACGATGACACTGCAAGATGGTTGGCTGCAAAAATTGAATCAGGTAAAATAAATGTAAACGACCTTTAAAAAAGAAAACGTTTTGCAGATAAGCGAAGGCACAAATAGCGTTGGCATTGTGCGGTTGGATTTGGGCTTTTGCTTATGTGCTGTTATCGGCTGCCCTTTCAACGAATTATTAACTTAAAAACAAACATAAAATGAATAAGCAAGAATTAGAACACAAATTAAATGAGCTTCAACAAGAATACGATTTGAAGCAAAAAGAAGTAATGAAGCAATTTTGCGATGCCAACAACCCATATAAAGTTGGCGATAAATTTACTGACCACATTGGAACGATTATCATTGAAAAAATACGTTACTCATACACCGTAACTGGAACTCCAAGTTGCGTTTATTTCGGAACAGAGTTAAAGAAAGATGGAACACCAAAAAAGAATAATGATAAACGTAATGCGTGGCAGTCAAATGATGTATCGGTGTCCGCTTAGGGTTGCCGATAACATAAATATTTACGCAAGTTTAATAAAACCCATAAGCCCTCTACAGGTGCACCTGCACGGACCGAAGATAATACATTAGGTATTCCGAAACGTATGTCGGCATTGTTAGCGTTCAAGGGATAATTCAAAAACGCATTTTTTACAAACTAAACTAATAAACAATGAAAGCAACAATCTTAATTTTAACCGCGCTGCTATTATCGGCGGCAACATTCCCGGCACTAAAAAAACAGCCGAAAAAAAACCACGTTGAACGCTATATTGACCGCTTTTTAAAAACTGCAAAGCAAGAAGCGAAACTATATAACATACCTGTTAGCATAACATTAGCACAGGGTATTATAGAATCGAATGCAGGGCGTTCAAGTTTGGCAGTTAAGCATAACAATCACTTCGGCGTAAAGTATCGCGGTAGGGGCAAATATGCAATTTATGCTGATGATACACCACGCGATAAGTTTCAAGTTTATAAATCGGCGTGGTGGTCATATCGCGACCATTCGAAGCTATTAACCTCACGGCATTATAGACACCTTACCAAACTTAAAAGAACTGATTATAAAGCATGGGCGCACGGTTTAAAAAAATGTGGTTATGCAACCGAAAAAAAATATGCGCAAATACTTATTAGTGTCATCGAAAAATATGAACTTTGGCGCTATGATTTACAAGTTTTTTCACGATAAGTTAGAAGGCGATGAATGGCTAATAGTTGAACAAATGCCGCAAGGTAATTATAAAGCCATCTGCACACGAGAAAATAAATTTTATAAATTAGGCGATGTAAAAACATTTTTTTTTGATGACTTTGAAATTTGGTCACGGGGTAAATTTAAGCCTAACAATCATTCTTTAACACTTAAAACAAAATACGATGGTAAACCGCGTTACGCTAATCGGTAGAATTGGCAAAGAACCCGAAGTAAAAACATTTGGCGAAAAAACGCTAACTAAGTTTAGTTTTGCAACATCTGAAAGTAGCAAAGACAAAAATGGCGAATGGCAAGAAAAAACTCAATGGCACCAAGTAAGCTATTGGAATAATACTAAACTTGAAAAAGGCGATATGCTTTTTATTGAAGGTAAAATAGAATACCGTGAGCATGAAAGCAAATATTATACAGATATAATTGCTTCTTATTGCAGAAAAATAAACGGCGGGCCTAAAGCGCAAGCGGTCGAAGTTGAAGTTATTTCACAAAGCAATGATGATAATTTGCCGTTTTAAGTTGCAAAAATAAAATATTTATCTTATTTTTTACTTAGTCAGTTTTCATTGGTCTTTTTGGTTTGGACCGCCTGTTTTGAAGTTCAGGCGGTTTTTTTTAAAAATAAGATATGTATTTAACATTCGAACAAGCGATGCAGCTAATAAAGCCTCAAGGCGCTAAAAATTCAAATTATCATTTGGTTCGGATTAGGCAACTTATTAACGCTGGTTTTTTAGTTGAAGCAACGCCCGATGAAATATACATAAAGCACTTTGATGATTTTATAAGTTTAGGCAATATAAAAACAGAATGCTTAGTAACTGCTGAATCTGTTTATAAATACATTCAAGATAGGAACGCGGTTAAAGAACAGTTAGGCAAAATACCAAAACAAAACCGACATGTTAAAGCGGTATTTGCTAATGATACATTTATTAACTTTATGTCGGTAGATTCAGCATGTTTATATTTTGGCATTTCTCGCGTTCGAATTATGAATAGCATCGAAAAGAAAAAATATATTAAAGTTCCCGATTTCGAAGATTTAATTAAATTTATATAACACATGTTCAACGAATTAGCAAAAGAAATACACGAAGGTAACGCCGCGCGCGGTTTTTGGGAGGATGAACGCAAATTAACCGAAGTAGTTATGCTAACGGTTTGCGAATTAGCCGAAGCAATTGAAGCTGACCGGGCACAAAAGTGGGCAACTGAACAAGATATTTTGCAATACAAAAATATCAGCACGCCCGAACGATTTAAAGAAAACATCAAAGACACAGTACAAGATGAAATAGCCGATGCAATTATAAGACTGTTAGATTTTAGCCATAAGTTTGGCATTGATTTAGATTTTCACATAAACGCTAAATTACAATACAATGCTTCAAGACCTTACAAACATGGAAAAACATATTGATAGTATCGTAGAATCCGTTATAACGAAGTTTCAACAGCGTAGCGAAGTTGGCATAAGTAAATACGGTAAAACACTTGATAGAACCGATTTAAACTATAAAGACTGGTTAAATCACATTCAAGAAGAATTGATGGATGCCGTTTTATATTGCGAACGTTTACGCAAAGAATCGAAAACAGAATTTGAACGCGGTTATAAAGCAGCCGCCGAAGTTTATACTAAGTTATTAGAAGCAAAAGATAAGTTATGACACGCACAGAACAGCAAAGGCTAAAAAAGATACTTGAATACAAAAAAGGCTATTTAGATGCTATGCTTTGGATTCAAGACCAGCAGCCATACGATGACGAATTAGAATTAAGAATTGACATTTATACACACAAAATTGAAGAACTTCAAAACAAACTGAAAGGACATGACGAATGAAGAAAAAAAAGCCGCGCTAATTGAAAAGGTAGGCGAACAACGCGTAAACGAACTGACCCAAAACATTTGGTTACTATTAGGCGCACTTAGTACGGCAAAATATGCTATTGCTCAGTTCGAACCTAATAAGCTAAAGTTTGAAATGAAAAAGCGTTTTTTAGATTTGCGCACCGCTATTAACCTTTTTGTTAATAATTTCGAAAAAGCAGCAACGCCAACCGAACGCGATTTATTAAATGAAAGCACTTACGATAATGTAGCCGTTATTGCTGAACTTATCGCGATGGCTTCTACTTTACCTGAATCGCAGTCTGAATGGTATTTAAACGAGTGCAAAAAACTATTATTTTCAGCGTACAATAAATCACAAAATGAACTGCGTAGCGAAGGCGGTGAATAAGTTGTTTCCTAATCAGGATTTAACAGAATTTTACGACCGTAAATTAGGCGTTGGTATGGGTGATATTCAGCGAATGATACCTACTGATTTATCTGTATGGGCTGTTTATTGTAACCATCATAAATGCGTAAATTTTGACCTTATAAGGCAGTTACCGAAAACCAGCGATTACATACCGTTATTTTTATTTAGTTCGGTTATGTCGGACCGCTTTAGGCTACATTGCGAATTTGCGTTATGGGACCGCAACACGGTTGTAATAGATGAAAAAGAATTTGATGCTGATGAATATTTTAAATTTAACAAAATAGTTCAAGTTGCAGCCTTAATTAAGTTTGAAACGCATCAAATACTCATAGTAAAAAAATAAAAAACCGCTGCCAAAAAAGACAGCGGCCACACATGAAAACAACGAAAAGCAAAACACTATTTAGGCTCGGTATCTTTACCGGGCTTTTTTATTATGTCCATCGGATTAGGTATAAATCCTTTTATATAGCCTACGATATTAACACCTGTAGTTTGAGATACATTTTCATAAATAGATTTTAGTTCAATACCGCAAACGAATAAAGCCACGTAATAAGATAGGGTAAATTCTAAATCTAATGACCACGTGAAAACCTGACTTGCAATAATGGCCAAACAATAATCATTCATTTTGTTAATGGTTCGTCTAAAACCGCCCGATATAATTTTTTCGCCTTTTGCTTTAGCTTTGCGAACGCCTGTTAAAAAGTCAACAAGTAGTAAAAAACTAAGGCAAATAATTAGTGGTTTTAAAACATTTAGTTGCTGTTTTACTTCGGGCAAAATCTGCATAAAATAATTTAGCGAATCGGCGGTAATAGTTAGGGAATCCATTAACTGAGTTTAATATAACGTGATAAAATAACGGCGGCGGGCGTACCTATGAAGATATACCACCACGGTAGGGGAATAAAGATTATAAAGAATGTAAATGTAAATAATGAAACCCATGTACCGAAGCAGATAGGGCACGCGCCCGCCATACTGTATGGGTTATTTTTCATATTGTTTTCGGTGTCGTTATAAGTCATTTCAACGTGCTGCAAATATTCTTTATAAATAGTATCAGCCTCATTTGCTGTTTTGTTTTGCAGTTCCTCGTTTAATTGCTTATCGCGTTTTTGTTTCCACGCGTTGTATTTTGCCCATACGCGCTGTTTTTCTTTTTGTTCGAAGTCTAAGTACAGTTTAGATATAAAAGCGCCGTAAAACGAAAATATACGCCCTGTATAGTATTCGCCCTGAATCGGTGAACCTATGCAGTAATGTAAAAACACTATTGCACAGGCTGCGATGGGAATGAGTATTAGTAGTGATAGCATCTTACATTGGAGGGAAAGGAGGTGAAGGTTTCGGTACATAGTCGATAAGCGGCAAATCTTTGACCCATTGAAACTCAGGATTTACGCAAAAGTCCATTTCTTCAACTGAAATAATGTACTGGTCGAAATAATCCTGAATCGGGTTAAAATAACTGTCTTCGTCGTAAAGCTGCCCGACTAAGCTATCTTTTTGTGTTTCTGTTAAAAGTCCTACTTGTGTCATGTTATGCTGTTGTTTAAGTGCTAAATTTGGCGAGCGAGGGTTGTGTTATATGCTTGAACGGCTGTGTAAAAGTTTGCTGCTTCTGTATCTGTAAGACCGTCACCGATAGATGAAAAAGCGCATTCTTTTGTTGAATAAAATTGAATAGAACCAGCATTATAAGCTCCTAAAATAAGACTTTTAGTAGATAAACCTGAGCTTGCCGTTGTTCCTGTTGCTACCTTTGTACTATTTCTCCAACCATTTATTACATTTGAAGCTGTACGATTTGCGACATAAAATGCTCTACTATCTGCATCAGTATAAGTAATATAAGTTCCTCCTGAATTTACTCTATAATAAGATATTCCAGATGTTCTAATTTCTAATAAAGAGCCTGCATCTCCTGGGTTATTGCCTGAAGCTGTACCAATTTCGACTTCTACGTTAATACTATTAGTTCGACTATAATATGAAATATGAGTACTATTTTGGCTTAATGTACCGCTACTTATTAAAAAAGTATCTGCAATTCCATTTGTTCCGTTTGGCTTTGCGCCTGTTGATGCGTGAGTCCAACCACCTGCAAACACCAACCTAAACGCTGCATTTGTATCTTGTGGGTCTTTCAAGTTCCATTTATGTAATGCAGCAGTACCCCCGATAAACGGGTAAATAGCTTTCATTTTTGTCCAAATTCCGAAACCTTTTAACGCCACAACTAAATTATTGATGGCTGTTAAATTTGTCGCACCTGTTAAGCCACTTGCCGTGAAGAATGCCTGTGCGTCGGGGTCATAAGCAACCCCAAAAGCGTATGGATTTATTATCATCTTGTTCCGATTAGTGTGATTTTAAGACCTGTTGCAGTACCGTTCCCGATTTGGTCGATGTCGATAGTTATTTCAGCATCATCCGTAAGTGCCGAAGTTGTAATAGTTGCAGCCGTTGCAGCCGTTGTACTTGTTTTTTCTGTATTATCAATTGTCAGTTTAGTACCTAAAACAGATGAACCGCTTTGATTTATGTCAACGGTAAAAATTGAACCTGAAGCCTGAGCAGTTGTAAGCGAAGCACGAACAGCCGTTAAGGTCATTGCATGTGGCATTCTAAAAGTAACCTTTGCCGTTCCTGTTGTTAGTGCTGTAGTTTCATCACTTGCGGCTAACTGTATTTCTACAGCTTGTCTTGTATCATTTTGAACGTGCAATAAGATGTGTCCATCAGTTGCGCTTTTCTTAGCTACATAGCCAATAACTACAATGTAATTTGGTGTGGCAGGCTTAACATTTGTTATTGCGCCTGGTGTTGCTGTACTTAAATATAAAATATCACCTTCAGTAAAGGCATTTGTATTTAAGCCGTGAATAATGCCGTTTATGCCTACAAAACCATTAGAAGCATCTGCAATATCTTCGGCTACAATACCAAATGCAGTTTCACTATTTGCAACACTATTTGCTTGTGCCAAATTTATACCTATAAAACCACCTGCAACACCAACAACTTTAACAACGCTGCCCTTAGCAATTAAAGAACCGCTGTTATTTCTTGCCTTAACAAAAAGTTGATGTCCTAATTTATTTTTTAAACCGCCTTGCATACCAAGGTCTACAGTACCATCGGTACTATTCCATGCCATTTGACCAGCACCAACCGTTGAAGTTGTAGCCGTGTCAAAGTCTAACAAGTTTAAATCAGTAATATCTAAACTACCTGCAGAATCGCCAGCCGTTAAAACTTGTGTTAGTGTAGGTGTTGGACCGCCGCCGCTAACTACAAAAAAAAAATCAGTACTTAACAATTGTGCTAAGTCCGCGCATGTACCTGAAAACGCAATTGGTGCCGCTGGTACTACTTCAGTATTTGCAACGTTTGTAGGGTCGATATATTCAACGCTGCCATTATCTTGAACAACTTTAACGCTGCCGTTTACGTTGCATTCAATTTCAACTATATCGGGGCTAAGGCTGTTAATAAAATCGCCCG